CGATGGATGGTAATACTGCAAGTAAGACTTATCCTCGTGCTGGTAGTGATCCTATTGCTGGTGTAACAACTGCTGTTACAGTACTTGATTCAACTTCATTTAGAATTAATGTTAATGTCTCTCCTATAATCATAGGTGTTAATGAAACATTGAATATTGGTGGTGGTGTTTATGAAGAATCATTCCCATTATATGTTCCTGCAGGATTAACTGTTAAAGGTAACGGTCTTCGTGCTACTAAGATTGTTCCAACAAGTGCTACTAAGCAAAAGGATTGTTTCCTACTTAATGATAGAACAGTCGTTGAAGACTTAACTATCGCTGACATGTTCTTCAACACATCAGCAAATGAAGGATACGCATTTAAGTATGAACCTGGTATTGCAATTACTACTAGATCACCTTATGTACAGCGTATAACTGTATTAAACAAAGGTACTAATCAAACTGCAAATGATTTATACGGATTTAACAGTGCTGATGCAGCTCCATCTTCTTACATATCTGGTGCTGGTGCATATATCGATGGTTCTCAGGTTCAAGAAGGATCTATTGAAGCAGCAATGTTATTCAATGAAGCAACCTTCATTGTACCTAATGCTAAAGGTCTAGTAATGACCAACGGAGCTCGTGTTGAGTTCCTTAACTGTTTCACATACTTTGCTTCTGAAGGTATTAGAGGTGAATCTGGTACAGTCGGTCTTGCATCTGCTGGTAAGACAAGATTAAGATTAACTGGTATTACTACAACATCAATGCTAGGCATTGGTAATACAATTACTTACTATGACACTGATGGTGTTACTGGATTAGGTACTGCTGTTGTAGCTAACTACGATGGTACATATCTTGATGTAAGTGGTAAGCAACTTGGATTTGAAATTCTTCAAAATAGAACTGCTAAAACACTTACATTTAATGGTAATGCACAATTAGATACCAGTGTTAAGAAGTTTGGTAGTGCGTCACTTAAATTAGATGGTACTAACGATTCTGTTAGTGCAGCATCTCACGATCAGTTTGGATTTGGTACAGGAGAATTTGCTGTTGGTTTCTGGGTTTACAGAAACACTACTGGATTAACTAGTGCTACTGCTATTGACTTTAGGGATTCAGGAACTGATACAAATGGTTTAAGTATTGCCTTCAGAGGTAATGAATATGATGTTCGTGTTGGAAACACTACAGCATTATCGGCTACTAGTGCAGGTATTACAACTGGTGCATGGCATCACATTGCTGTTGCTAAGTTAGGTACAAAATTAATAGCATATTCTAATGGTGCTAAGAGAGCTGAAGCAACATCATATACCACTGATCTTGGTACACAAAAACCTATTGTAATTGGTGCTGACTTTGATGGTGCTGCTAATGCACATACAGGTTGGATAGATGATGTATTTGTTCAGAAAGGATTACATTCATTCCCAGATGGTGCATATACTTATGGTAACAGTGCTGAGGCTGCTGGTAATAGAAAGACTTCATTACTAGTCAACTTTAACGGAACTAACGGTGTCTCAACTGCTACTGATAATACAGTAGTTACTCAGGACATCAGAATTACTCAACCTAACAGTGGAGTAGGAACTGCTACTAGGATAACCTTAGCAGATTACAGTCAGTTTGGTGCTGACATGCGTTCTGTGGGTTGTGCTGTTGAGTACGGTCAGAAGGGTGTTGTTGCTGATGGTGATGGTGTAACACTAAGATGTTTTGCACTTAATTTCAACCATGTTGGTGCTGGTGGAAATATTAATAACGATCCTAACACAGCAATCCAAGCAAACGAAGTCACTCAAGTTAATAACGGTGACATATCATTCGTTAGTATTGATCAGAAAGGAGACTTTAGAGTTGGTGATGCATTCTATGTTGACCAAGAAAATGGTACAGTTGCATTCTCTCAACAGGTAACAAGTTTACAGGCTTTATCTAATCTAACTATCTCAGATTCTTCTGGTAATAGTAGTCAGGTAACACCTACTAGTGGTACATTTGGTAATATCCAGATTGCTGGTAATAATATTGAATCTACTACAGGTGATATTAACATTGATCCTTCTGGTGCTGGTGATGTTAATATTACTGGTGATGTCAATGTCTTAGGTATCTTAACTGCTACAACTATTCAACTGGATGCATTCCAGAAGGGTGATACATCTATTGCTTTAACTGATAGTGGTAGTGATGGTACTATTGTAGCTAGCACTGAGAATGTAGAAGCATGGCGTGTTGACGCTAACCAGAAAGTTGGTATTCGTACTGACTCACCTAGAGATAGATTAGATGTTTTAGACACTGCTAGATTTGAAAGAATCAACGCTACAGGCGTTGTAACAGTTAGTAGTAGTGCAGATGTTAATAACCTTGATGTAGTAGATGCTAGGATCGCTACAGGTCTTGCTACAGCATTCACAGTTGGTCAGACTGTTGGTGATGGATCATTAACAATTAATGCTCCTGTTGGACTTAACAGTCACACAGATCTCCCAGATAATGTTAAGGTAAGAATTGGTTCAGATGATGACTTAACTGTTGAACATGTTGATACAGATGGATTTGCTAACAGAGGTCATACAGTCCTCTCTCATGCAAATGGTAATGCAACATATAGCAGACTTCAAATAAGAAGTGATTACTTTAGTGTACAGACTGCTGCTGGTAGCAGCGACTTCTTAACTGTCGATAATAAGACACTTAAGTTAATGTATGCTGATAGTTCAGCTTCTGGTATCGGTGATAGATTGATTGTTAGAGCATCTGGTTCAGAGATGCTTGGTATTGTTACCTTTAAGGATAACGGTGTTTATAAAGGTGAAGTTGCAATTGGTTCTTCTATAACAGCAACTGCTGGTGTAGTAACTGCTAATGCAGTAGACCTTGCTGATGCTGACATTCTTGACGCTAAGATTACTGCTGGTTTAGCAACTAACTTTGCAATAACTAATGCCAGAATTCAAACTGGTATTGCTACTGAAATGACCTTCGCTGGTTTCTCAACTTTCGTTGGTATAGCAACATTCCAAGATGATATCTTTATCGCTGGTAACTTAAATGTTATAGGTGATGTTGTTTATGATGAAGTTAATGGTAGAAACATTAATGTAACTGGAATAAGTACATTTAACGAAGTTGTTATTACTGGTGTTACTACAGTTTCTAATATCAAGATTGGTGCTGGTAGCTCTGCAACTAAGATTGAAACTAATAGTGGAGAGTTAGTTCTAGATTCTGCTGCTGGTCAAGTTACTATTCAAGACAATGTACATGTCGTAGGATATGCTACATTTAAACAAGGATTATACTATCGCTCAGATCAAGGGGGAAGCACAGGTATAGGATATAGTGGTCCTAACGGTGTTGCTTACTTTGAAGATGATGGTAGGTTGGTAAGTACAGCAAGCACAGTTGGATTCCTAACTACTTCTAACTATGTAATGACAACAAATGCATCGGGTGTACCTGCATGGACTAACTCAATTGATGGAGGATTCTTCTAATGGCAAAACCAAATAGTAGGGCAACATTACAAGATTATTGTTTAAGACAATTAGGTGCTCCAATTCTGGAGATTAATGTTGCCGATGAGCAAGTTGATGACTTAATGGATGACTCTCTACAGTTTTTCTATGAGAGGCATTTTGATGGTGTAGAAAAGGTATTGCTTAAGTATCAACTTACTGAAGAAGATAAGAGGAGAGGTAGAGCAAGAGGTGGTGATAATAATTTAGGTATTACTAGTACAACTACTACATCTGGTGTATTTGAGGAAAATTCCAATTATATAACTGTACCTGATTCTATATTAGGAATTGAAAGAGTTATGCAATTTGATAGTAGTGGACTTAGTAATGGTATGTTTAACTTGAAGTATCAGTTATTCTTAAATGATATTGCTTTTAACATGGGGTATGATGGTCTCCTAAATTATTCTATGACCAAAACATATCTAGAAGATATTAATTTCTTACTAACTACATCTACTCAGATTAGATACAACAAGAGAAACAATAAACTTTATTTTGATATTGATTGGGCTTCTACTACTGTTGGTCATTATGTATTAATTGAGTGTTATAGAATTATGGATCCTTCTAACTATAGTGGAGTATATAATGATTCTTTCTTGAAGAGATATCTAACAGCAAAGATTAAAAAGCAATGGGGTCAGAACCTCATAAAATTCCAAGGAGTAAAACTTCCTGGTGGTATAGAACTCAATGGTCGTCAGATCTACGAAGATGGTGATCTAGAGATAAGAGAGATAGAAGAAAAAATGCTATCTACTTACGAAATTCCAGTTCTTGATATGATAGGTTAATATGCCTGTATCACCGTTCTTCCAGCATGGTTCACCTGATGAGCAGAGATTAGTACAGTCTCTGGTAGATGAGCATTTGTCTATTCATGGTATTGATGTCTATTACATACCAAGAAAACAAATTGTTACAGATGATATATTAGGGGAAGTACAATCATCAAAGTTTAATGATAATTATCTTATTGAAGCATACCTAAACAACTATGAGGGTTATGCTAAGGGTAGTGATGTAATGACAAAGTTTGGCATCAACTTACAAAATGAGATTACTTTGACCATATCAAGAGAAAGATTTGAAGACTTTATTGCTCCCTTTCAATTTAATTCCACTAACTTAACTGGTGCTTTAGATGGTGATATTGATTTTGGAACAAGACCTAAAGAAGGAGACCTTATCTGGTTTCCATTAGGAGAAAGATTATTTGAGATTAAACTTGTAGAACATGAAACTCCTTTCTTTCAATTAGGTAAAAATTATACTTACGAATTACAATGTGAACTATATCAACTTCAAGACGATATTATCGATACAAATGTTGCTGCTATTGATACAAGATTGAGTGAAGAAGGAAATATTACTACTGTTAGTTTAGCTGGTATAGGATCTACTGCTAAAGCATCTGTAGATACTTTTGCTCTATCTGGTGCAATGCAGAAGGTTACATTGAATGATGATGGTTCTGGATATACTTCAGTGCCTAATATTAGCGTCTCAGCGTCTCCTGCAGGTGTATCCACATCTCTTGGTGCTGTTGTTGCTATTACGACTACTAAAGGTCAACTTGCTGCTATAGATTATCTTGCAATAACTAATCCAGGTTTTGCTTATCAGGAACCACCTACTATTGGATTTGGTACTCCAGGTGTAGGTGCTGCTGCAACTTCAACATTAACTAACAGTGGTATTTGTTCTATTAGAATTCAACAACCAGGTTCTAACTATGTTGCTCCACCTATAGTTAGTATTCAACATCCTCAATTTGTCGATAAACAATATGAATTTACTGGTGTAGCTACTGCTGGAACAATGCAGATTAGTGGAATTAATACTATGGCAAATATTGCTATTGGTCATACTATTAACTTCAAAGTTGTTGGTGCTCAAATACTTTCTGGTGGTGGAATTGTAACTTCTATTGGTACTAATAGTGTTGGTATTGGAACTTCTATAGGTGGTACTGGAACTGCATCTGTTACCTTTGTTGGAACTGGTGCTATGGTTGGTGCTAAGGTAGGTCAAGTTCAAGCAACTGCTGTTGCAACTCTATCTGGTTCTAGTATGTTTAGAATATATCTAACTGATGCTGGTAGTGGATATGAAGCAACTCCAACCGTTTCTATTAGTGCTCCATTGAGTACTGGTATTGGAACATATCATCTCAATGAAAGAGTAGTTGGTTCAGAGTCTGGTGCTGAAGCATATGTTAAGAGTTGGAATGCAACAACTAGAAGTTTGGAAGTATCCATAAATACAGGTGATTTCAGATCTGGTGAATATATAACTGGAACTGCATCATCCGCTAGGTATCAAGTATTCTCTTACAATAATGATTTGAGTGCTGCTGCTGTTGGTGATGAATACTTTATGAATGATGAATTTGAAACAGAAGCAGATCAGCTTCTTGACTTTACCGAATCTAATCCCTTTGGAGATGTATAATGTTAGGTACTTATTTCTATCATGAGATACTAAGAAAAACCATTATTGCCTTTGGTACATTATTTAATGATGTTAATATTAGGCATGATGATAGATCTGGTAACACTCTTAGTGAAACTAAGGTTCCATTAATATATGGACCAAAGCAAAAGTTTTTAGCAAAACTTGAGCAACAAGAAGAATTAACAAAAGCAACTGCTATAACATTACCAAGAATGTCATTTGAGATGACATCTATGTCATACGACCCTAGTAGAAAAGCTAGTATAACAAGAACTTTTAAAGCAGTTGATAATAGAGACCCATCTAATACTAAAGTAAAGAAAGTATATTTACCAGTACCTTATAATGTGGGATTTGAACTTAATGTAATGACTAAGTTGAATGATGATGCATTACAGATAGTAGAACAGATACTACCATTCTTCCAACCAGCATTTAATGTTACAATAGACTTGGTAGGTTCTATTGGAGAGAAAAGAGATATTCCTATTGTACTTGAGAACATATCTTTCAGTGATGAATATGAAGGAGACTTTTCTACTAGAAGAGTTTTGATGTACACCTTCCAGTTTACTGCTAAAACTTATCTCTTTGGTCCTGTTGCTGATACTACAGACGGACTTATCAAGAAAGTTCAAGTCGATTACTATGCTAATACTGATACTCAAGCAGCTAAGCGTGAAATGAGGTATACTGTAACTCCAGATCCAATTAGTGCTGGACCTGAAGATGACTTTGGATTTAGTGAGAGTACTACCATGTTCGGTGATTCTAAGAAGTATAGTCCTACTAGACAGGAGGATGTATAATGGGATTACCTACAATTCCTTACGATCCTTGGTTTCAAACTTCATTTGTTCCAGGTTATGATGATCGTTACAACCCCCTAGATGATATGCCAATTGCTACAAACGACAGATTTGACATGTATGGTTCTTCTGATGCAGAAGATGCATACAACCCAAGACCTGAGGAAGAGATTGCTGACGATTATGCATCGGCTGATGAACAAGAAGTAACAATGCATGAGAAAGCATTTAAGTTAGCAAGATCCAAGTATAACCCATTTGCTGTAGGTGGATCGGAAAGTATCCATGATTTTGAAGGAGGATCTGAAAAATGTCAAAAGAAATAGATAAAGCTTTAAACACTGAATCGGAACATTCTTATGTTCAAAAGTTTAATGCTCATAAAGATGTTCCTATAAAAAAAGATGCAGGTGTTGATGTAGATAAGGACTATGAGTATTCTCGTGCTCAGTTATATTCTTTAATATCAAAAGGTCAAGAAACTTTAGATGGTATAATGGATGTTGCTAATGAGTCTGGTTCGCCTAGAGCATTTGAAGTAGCAGGACAGGTCTTAAAATCAACTGCTGACATTGCAGATAAACTTATGGATCTCCAGAAAAAAGTTAAGGAGATTGATGAGACTAAACATAAGACCACAAACAATGTTACTAACAATGCAATATTTACAGGTAGTACTGCTGAATTGCAAAAGATGATTAAACAAGGATTCCTTGATGCCAAATAAATTATGTTGCCCACACAGAACAAAATTTGAATATCTACCTCAACAGTTTACCGATTGTAATGTTGCTTGGGATGATGTAATAGAAAAAATTTCTGATGATTTTGAAGATGGGTCTTTTAAAATATTAAATGTTGCGACTTCTTTAATGCGTAGTCCTGCTCCTACATTTATATTAATGAACGATTACTATCCCAATAGTATAGGAGAAGTATTTAATAAGGTTCAAAAGAAAGAAGGTATAAGAAATTTGCATGTCTATACTTCATTAGGCAATTCAGCTCTTACCTATGGAAAGCATAATGATGATGTAGATGTATTGTTGGTTCAATCCATTGGTAGCACACTGTATGATATAGAAGGTGAAGAATATACTTTAGCATCTGGAGATGGTATGTTTATTCCTGCTGGTGTCTATCACGATCCCATAGTCATAGAACCAAGAGTCACTTTAAGTTTTGCTTGGGATAAATAAGAGCTAGTTACTCGTATATCAATGGCTGATAAAATTAAAGAAGAACCCAAAAAGGAAGAAAAGAAAGGGTTGCTTCAAAAGGCAAAGGATGCTATATTACCTGATGCCGATGAACAAGCAGCGATCATTAGTACATTTGTTCGTATTACTGTCCTTGCCTGGTCGGGTGGAATATTGACTCTTAATTATGTGGCGATTCCTGGTGTACCACAACAAAAAATAGATCCAACTTTTATAGCTTCGGTTTTTACTGGAGTTTTAGCTAGCTTTGGAATTCAGACCGCATCTAAGAAAGGTGATGGTACTATGAAGATGGATAAGAATGGTAATGCAGTTGGTCCTAATGGACAACCTCCTGTTACAGCACAGGATATTGAAGCGATCATAGCGAAAGCTGGTCCTAGTCAAACTATTCGTATTGAGCAAGCACCTCTTAAAATAATTGGTGTATCAGATACTGATAAGAAAGAAGAACCATTCAAAATGTAATT